ATGGAAACCACTGAACAGAAGGCCCCGATCGGGATAGACGAACCGCTGCTGAAGGTCAGGAACGCGATCGCAGTGGCACAGGACAAGAACCTAGAGATCACTGCGCTAGCCCAGGGGATCGCCACTGGTGAACTTGACGAACAACAGGCTCGGTATGCGGTTGATGGGCTCTCCCGGCTCTTGCGCTGTCTGGGTGAAGACTTGTGGAGCGCACAGAACGCTGTCGAGCAGGCCCGCCGCTAGGGTCCTACCAGAGTAGAGATTGACTCAGCCCGGCCCCTGTGCCGGGCTTTTCTTTTCAGGCCACCGCCTCACCACTGCCTTCGGTCGCGATGACCATCTCGCGCCGCTTGCCTTTGTTGTCGATGATGGACTGGACTTCGTAGGCGTAGCCGCGCCAGACGACGCGCCAGTCGCCAGGACGGAAAGGAATGGTCCCCTGGTCGCCGCTGTCGCCTTCGACCTCGATGTAGCGGACCGTGAAGTCTACCGGGTCCACGAAGCCGGCCGCCGCCGCGGCAAACCGTGTCCGGCCCACCGCCGGCTCGGCTTTGGCCCACAGGTCTTGGCGGTCCTGCCATTCATCCGACCGAATGCCGGTCTGAGGATTCACGCTGCTGAATTTCTGCTGAAGGGTGATGCGCTGGTTCAGCTCTTGGGGATTGAAGGTCATACGAAAACCAGTCCTCTCGATTGATAGATGTCGGGCTTGTCCTCTTCGGCCACCATGTAGCGCCCGAGCGCCATGCAGGCAGCGACCACGCCGTCGATCTTCTCCTTCGACTTCGCCTTGTCCGGCTTGATGTTCCCCGCCGGGTCCTGAGTCACTGTGACGTTGCTGACCATCCATCGGAGCACAGGGTGGCCGTCATGGAGCAGTTCGGAGCCCAGGACGCGCCGCTCGAGTTCCTTGGCCGGCCCGGACATGGACGCGAAGCCCTGCCCGAACCCGATGATCTCGAACCCGTCCCCGGCCAGCTGCGTTGCCAGTTGGGTCGCATTCCAGCGGTCGACCGCGATCTCCCGGATGCGGTACTGCTCCGCGATCTCCAGGATGTCCGCTCGGATGGCGTCGTAGTCCGTGACCGCGCCCTCGGTCAGACGGATGTGTCCCTCTTTCGCCCACACGTCGTAGGGGACCCGATCTCGCTTCACGCGATCATGGAGTCGCTCTCTCGGCAGCCAGAAGAACGGACGCAGGATCATTCGGGATTCGACCGGAAAGGCCAGGACGAAGGCCGTCAGGTCGGTTGTGGCTGCCAGATCGAGCCCAGCGAAGCACTCTCGGGTGGTCAGGTCAGGGAGATCGCCCTTGCAGGCGTCCCAGGAATCCATCGCGAGCCATCGTGAATCCTGCTCGGTCCACTGGTTCAGCAGGAGCCGCCGAAAGGTGTTCTCGTAGGCCGGCACCGCCTTCGCTTTCTCGCATTCCTGCTCGAAGTATTCGCGCTTGATCGAGATCCCCAAGCCGGGGTGGGCCTTGGCCCAGGTCTCCGGGTCCTTCCAGTCATCCTCGGGACCGGCCTCGTAGAGCACGGGCAAGAACGATTGATCCTCGATGATCCCGTCCCGGACCTTGACCGCGTAGTCGTATAGCTCGTAGCAGAGCGAATGCTTGTCATAGCCCGCCGTGGTGGTGATCACGGTTAAGGGTTGCCGCCTTGCGCCTGTGGAGGTGATCAGGGTGTCGTAGAGTTCACGGTTGGGCCAGCAGTGCAGCTCATCGGCCCCGATGAACGAACAGTTGAGCCCGTGCTTCGTGTAGGCGTCAGACGACAGCACGCGGTAGCTGGAGCCCGTCTCGGAGATCATGATCGAACGCTTGTAGGTTTCGGCCCGTGAATCGAGTTCCTGCTCCATCTCGACCATCTGCTTCGCGGTCTCGAAGCACAGTGCAGCCTGTTCGCGGTCCGCCGCCGCGTTGACAACTTGGGCGCCGGGCTCCCCGTCGCAGTACAGGGCGTAGAGCGCCAGGCCGGCCGCGAGTGAGGTCTTGCCCGCCTTCCGGGGGATGAAGATGAATGCGGTGCGATAACGCCGGGTGCCGTCCTGTCGCTTCCAGCCGAACAGCGGCCGGACGATCCCGTCGGCTTGCCAGTCGCTCAGGACGAACGGCTCGCCACGCCATTCGCCGGCGGTGTGTCGCAGGCACTCGGAAAAGAACGCGACCGCGCGGTCCGCCGCGTCCTCATCGAACCAGAACTCAGCCGAAGAATCTGGACTTGCCATCGCCCTTGCCAGGCTTGGGTGCAATGATGCGACTGGCCGCTGAAGGCGTGAACCCAAACTCCCCGGCCAGGCTGGTCATGCGTGAGACTTGCGCCATGGGTGGCATCTTGCCCTCGGCACGCTTGGCCCGGTAGTCGGCTACCAGGTCGCAGTACACCGCCAGGAGGTCGCGGTTAACTTGCGTCAGCAGGCCGTTCGCGTCGAGGTTCGCAGACAGACGCCGCCAGATCGCCGCTGCTTCATCGCAGAGCCAATCAGGCGGGGCAGTATCGCCTTCCGAATAGACGGGCTCCTGCTCGTTGATAGGCCGCTTGCCGGGGTTGCCTGCAACGACTTTCAGGTTGTTGGGCTTGGGCTTACGTCCGGTCATTGGAGTTCCTTTCGCGTCCGCGTGCGTTGCGGGGGGCGGGCGTATCGTGGCGGCTCAGCTCCCCGCGATTTTCTGCAATGGTCTTGGCCGAATGGCACGGCTTGCACAGTGCAGCCAGGTTGCTCGGCAGGTTGTTCGCCGTGTTGCCGTCAATGTGATCAACCTCGTTGGCCGCTGCCCCGCAGGACCGGCACAGGGGCTCCCGTTCGAGCACCGCCTTCCTGATCTTGCGCCACTGTGCGCTGTTGGTCGCCAGGAACCGGCTCGCCTGCCGCCGTCGGGTCTGTTCGTTCAGCTCCGACCGCGCCATCGGCCGCTGTGGCTTATGCGGCTTGAACGGTCCGGGCATCGTCGATCCCCTCCACTGTGGGCAGGTTCTCCAGGCGCCGGGCCTCAGACGGAAGCAGCCAGCCGGACTCGATCCCCAGCTTGTAGAACTCGGCGCGGTTCGTGCTATCGCCCCGGAGCAGGCCGTCCAAGCTGTGCTCGGCAAAGTAGCGTTGACGGGCAATCGGACCGAGCAGCGCCCGAGAGATGGCTTGCTCCCACATGACGAGATGTCGCTTCAACGTATGGATCACGAAGTGTCTGGCCGTCTCGCTGGTGTTGGAGTAGTTCCCGTGCGTCAGGTCCCCGGCCATGGTCGGGGGGACTCGGAAGATGCGACACACCTGCTCGACCGAGAACTTCATCGCTGCAAGCCATTCGGCATCCTCCAGGCTCATGCTCATCTGCTTGTACTCGAGCCCGTTCTCAAGGATCGCTGTCTTCCCCGCATTGTCCGCGCCCTGAAACTGTGAGCGCCAGCTCTTGCTCAGCCGCTTCAGCGCTTCATCGTTCATCTGGTGCGGTGTCTGGAGCACGCCGGACAGCCGGGTCCCGTTGGCGAAGGTCTTGGCCCCGTGGTCCTGCTGACTGATCGCCAGTCCTAGGGTATCCCGTGCAATCCTGATCCGGCTCCGCCCGGTGATGCCGTTCTCGGTCCGGTCCTTCAGATGAAACACTTCCTCCTGTAGCAGCCGACGGACCTGCCCGTTGTCGTCTGCCACGTCATAGCCGATCCGATCGTTGTTCAGCTTGAGCACGGTCACTCGGTCGGGATGGATGGGATGCAGCGCGGTCACGTTCGCCTGCCCGTCGAACTCGATCTCGGCATAGCCGTTGCCCCGGAGCAGGACCGCCGCCTGCATCTGCTCCCTGAATTCGAGAGAGGTCTGGCGGGGGTTCGGCCGATCGTGGAGCACCTGATAGAGCGGATGATCCGCTGCTCGCTCCCTGTCACCGCCATCGGTGCGCCGGTAGGTGATCAAGGGAAGGGATGCGACCGACTCACTGATCGCCTGGACGCAAGCGAAACAGGCAGAGATCGACTCGGCATTCGCTGGCGTGACGATGGCCCCGGACTGGCTGAACTCGGGCACTAGCTCCGGGTATGTGACGGGCTCGCCCCGTCGCTCGAACAATCGTTGAAACCATTTCATCGGCATGTCTCCAGCCAGGCCCGCCGGGTGTCCAGGGTGGCGACCGTGATGCCAGGCATGGATCGCTTCGCGACCGTGGTGTCGGCATAGGCCGGGGTGGGCGTGATGGTGATTTCTCGGAGATCGACCTGGATCAGCTCTCGGTGCATCCGACCGCCGCGTGATTCCCATCGGTCCCCGCCCTTGGGGGTCAGGAATGCGAATGAGCAGCCGGCAACGTCGCCACGCTCGACCAGGACCGCCAGGTCGCGCCCGATCGTGGTGTCGGGGAGATCGACCTCGAACTCTAAGCCCTTCGAGTCCTGGTGAAGCCTGAGCGTCCCTGATCCGCACCGCCCGAGCACTGAGCGCCGTTCGTGGTCGTACAAGGCGAAGATGCCGTCGGGCTTCTCCAGGGACTTCGTGAACGCCCCGGACCGGACGGTCTCGGAGAATTCCCCCAGGTCCGCCGGGCGATCGAAGACCGCTGCATAGCCGGCCAGGACGCCGGGCGACGAACTGCGAACGCTGCTCGCCGCCCGGACTTCGAGCTTATGCTCCGACCTGTGCATCGTCTGCCACCACGAAGGACTCGGGGTGCCGGACCGCAACGTCTGCCGTGAGCATCGCCCGGACCTGGACGTTGCCCTTGCTGTAGGCCGTGCTCTCGTAGGGGTTGACCAGGAGATCGAAGGCGGACCAGTAGCCGACCAGAAGGTCGCTCCAGTTACCGAAGATCGCGCTCGCGGTGTCCGGTGAGCCAGCGACCCGTGGCACCTGAGTCGAACTCGCCAGCGGGTAGCCCGCCAGTTGATTCGCAGACTCCATGATGTAGCCGGCACCCGCGTCCCCGGATTCCTTCAGGGTGGACCGGAGCAGGCGAACCACGCTCGG